ACGCACTGATGCGTATATTTCATACAATACAAATGCATCTACTCTTACTTATGGCAAAAAGAATGCGTTAGATTATTGGAAGTTATGGAAACCCGGTAAAGTTGAAGTTTGGACAAGTATTGATGAGATAGGTGAAAGAGCCGAGCTATTGCGTTCAGGAACTATTTGGCATAAAGTTGAAGATAATTTAAAGCAAATGGCAGCACTAGATAACATTGTAGTTCGCCCCGGAATCACCGTAGGTGCTTGGAATGTATTCAGACTCCCTGAAATCATTGAGCATCTAGTTAGCATAGGTGTAATTACCAGTAAGCATAATCATCAAAATTTCTTTATCAATCTATTACAGTTTCCAGAACATTATCACGTAAGTATTCTCCCAGATGACTTTCGTAAGTCAACATTAGAAAAATTAAAAACATTCATTAAAGATTTTAATAAAAAATACAAAACAAACATTGACCATAGATTTACACATATCTTTCACGAATTAGAAAAGCCACATAGTATAAAGAATCGTTTAAAATTTATAGTAATCTCAAATAGCGTAGATAAAGTAAGAGATGAAGATATATTCAATGTGATACCAGAATTACAAATTCTAAAAAAAATACTAACATGAAAATTAATACTGAACATTTACATTACTGGATGCAGGCTATACGCCAAAGTCCTGATCCCATGCGTACACTTGATGGATTTTGGAGTGGGCAACTCAAAAGTAAAGAATGGTTAATTGAAAAATTAGAACCATATGTTCATAAGCCATCTTTCATTGAGATACACGGTGGCTGGTTAGGAATATTATCTAGTATGATATTCCAAAGTAATATTCCAGTAACTCAAATTTGGAGTACTGATATTGATCCGGCATGTGAACCAATAGCATCAATGATGAACAAACAAGAAGAAATGGTCGGTAGATTCAAAGCTATTACCGCAGACATGTGCCATCTTTCTTATTTGCGTCAACAAGAAAACGAATGGTCTGTAGGTGACATAATTATTAACACTAGTTGCGAACATTTAACACAAGCACAATATGATTTTTGGTTGACTCAATTGCCTAAAACAGCATTGGTAGTAGTGCAGAGTAACAACTATGATCTACCAGAACATGTTCGTACCGCAAAAACATTAGCAGAATTTAAAGAACAAAGCAAGATGAATGCAATGTGGTCTGGTTCACTAACAACACCACTATATGAACGTTGGATGATTATAGGATATAAGAATGTTTAGTTTTGATGAGTTGTCAATAATACATATTGAAATTTCAAATAGGTGTCAGGCCTCCTGTCCTATGTGCCCTAGAAATATTCACGGGGGCATTACTAATCCTCTATTACCCATCAATGATTGGAAAATAGATGATTTTGTAAATATATTTTCTAAGGAAATACTAGAACAAGTTAATACGGTTAATTTCTGTGGTAACTTTGGGGATCCATTGATGAACAATGATCTGATTAAGATGTGTGAATACTTAAAAACTAATGCCCCAAATATAGAAGTATTGATTCACACAAATGGTAGCATGAGGTCTACCATTTGGTGGAAAACATTGTATCAATCATTACCAAATAAACATAATGTGATTTTTGCCTTAGATGGATTAGAGGATACACATCATTTATACCGCATGAATACCGATTACAATCTGATCATCAAAAATGCTAAAACTTTTATTGCTGAAGGTGGAAACGCTGAATGGTGTTTCATTAGATTCAAACATAATGAACATCAGGTTAATGATGTTGAACAATTATCCAAAGAATTGGGGTTTAAGAAATTCACATTGAAAAACAGTAGACGAATAGGTAAGGGGCAATTGTTTCCAGTAGTTGACTCCTTAGGTAAAGTTTTATATAACATTGAAACTCCTACTGATAGCGTGATTAAATTTGTTGGTAAAAAAGAATTATCAGGGCATCAACAATGGGAAGATGCCGACAACATAAATTGCCTAGCAATTACACACAAAGAATTGTACATTGATGCTCATTATCAACTTAGTCCTTGCTGTATGATAGGAGCGTTCTTGTATACAAATTATGATATTGATTTTCTTAAAAAATTTAACTTGTATCAAGAAGATTCCGTAATTGAGGAGGGTATAAAAATAAAAAATCAAGTATTAGAGTTTCCTCGTCTTAATGTGTTAGATACGGGTTTAAAGAATATCATTAATACTGAACAATGGCAAACAATGTGGCAGAAAAAATGGAAGGATCGATCAAGTTCTACTTGTATTATAATGTGCGGATCATCTAGCCCGTACCTTGGTGTAGATGAACAACGAATTAAGATAAAAACCAATGTTTAAGTTTAATGTATTAAATCAGTTACATTTAGAAATAACCAATAACTGCCAAGCCAGTTGTCCCATGTGTAATAGAAACATTAACGGTGGATTAGATAATCCACTAATCAAAATACAAAATTGGTCTTTGGAAGATTTTAAATCCATCATGTCCTTAGAGATACTTCATCAAATTAAAAGTTATTACTTTTGTGGTAACTTTGGTGATCCTATGATGAATAACGACTTAATTGAAATGTGTAGTTATTCTAAAACCGTAGCGCCTGAGGTTCATATAAGTATTCACACTAACGGTGGCGCTAGGACTACACAATGGTGGAGTGAATTGGCTATTTCTCTTCCAAATAATCACAATGTTGTATTTGCCTTAGATGGATTAGAGGATACACACCATTTGTATAGAATCAATACAAAATATGAAACAGTGATTAAAAATGCCAAAGCATTCATTGCCGCTGGAGGAATAGCTGAATGGGTATTCATTAGATTCAAACACAATGAGCATCAAGTAGAGAATGCAAGACAGCTTGCAAATGAAATGGGGTTTTCTAAATTTACTATTAAGAATAGCAGTCGATTTATTTTAGAACCACAAGTTAAGGTAATGAATCGTGATGGAACTTTATCTCATTATATAGAACCTGCATCAGATACTCCTTTAAAATTCATTGACAGGAAAACTATAGATTCGTATAAAGACGTATTAGAGCATTCAAAAATAGAATGTAGAGTACAAAAAAACAAAGAAGTGTATATTGATGCTTATAAAAATTTATATCCATGTTGTTGGGTGTCAAGTGTCCCTTATAGTCACATTCCAAAAGATGGTGCTTCTACTGTTAGGACGCATATGTTAGAACAACACCATGAACTAATGAGTAAATTAGGAGATACCAATACGCTTATTCGTTCTGTAAAAGAAATCATAGAAAGTAATGAATATCAAAACGTTTGGGATAATTATTGGAACACTAATAAATTAATAGTGTGTGCGAGGACATGTGGGGTGAACACCTCGTTTGCTAAACCTATGGATCAAATTGTAAATGAGTGAAAAAATAAAAAATTATATTAAATTAATAGAAGAACGTACAGGATCTCCTACGTTTTGTGCTTTACCCTGGATTCACTTAGCTACTCGACCCAACGGTGACGCTAGACTATGTTGTGTTACTAATGCAAGTGGTGCAAGTACAGGAGATCACACTGTGGGTCTGGTGAAGAAAGAGAACGGCAAACCTGCCAACTTTGGACGTGAAACCCCATTGGAATCATTCAACAATGAATACATGCGTGATGTGCGATTAACTATGCTAGACGGAAAGATTCCTGCTAGTTGTACTAAATGCTTTGAAGAAGAATCGAACGGCGTAGTAAGTAAACGTCTATGGGAAATGTATGAGTGGAATCGTGATGGTTTAGATTTTAATAAACTCATTGATGAGACTGATGAGACTGGTAAAGTGCCACCTATCATTCGTTACTTAGACTTGCGATTAGGACATACATGCAATCTAAAGTGCGTGATGTGTAGCCCGCATGATAGTAGCAAGTGGTTGCAAGACTATGATAAGTTAATAGCTAAAACAAAAAGCACTATAGTTATCAAACAAGTAGAGTTTGACAAGTCTGAATTCAATAATACTTGGTATGAAAAGCCAGAATTCTGGGACGATATCTTTGAGCAGATTCCAAACATCACACAACTATACTTTGCCGGCGGTGAACCACTAATGATTAAAGAACATCGTAGATTCTTGAATGAGATAATCAAGCGAGGATATGCTAAAAATATAAATCTACGTTACAATAGCAATGGCATATTTGTTAATGAAGATATCATTAATGTTTGGAGTCAATTCAAACAAGTTAGATATGCATTTAGTATTGATGGAATTTTTGACCGTAATCATTATATTCGGTTTCCCACTAATTGGGAAGACATTGAACGTAGTTTATGGTTAATGGATTCGGCACCGGACAATATACATTGTGCTATTGCATGTGCAGTGCAAGTGTTTAACGTTAAACATATCATTGACTTTGCTAAATGGAAACTATCACAGGGTTTTAAGAAAATCAATAAATTTAAACTAGACGAGTATGAAACCGGTGGCGGAATTATTAATCTACACTTACTGTATATCCCTACCTTCTTAAGTGCTAGGATTCTACCACAAGAAGATAAAGAGCAGTTAGTAAGAGACTTTGCAGAGTTTAAACAATGGTTATGGGATAACTACAGACAAGATGATAACTTCTGGCATGACAATCCCTATGGATGGAAGCGTTGGGAAGGTATCTTAAAATTTATAATGGCCGAAAACCATACTCATTTACTTCCTGACTTTAAAGAATATGTAAATAACTTAGATAACATACGAACAACTGATGCAAAAACAATTTTCCCCGAACTGGTAAACATATTATGAAAAAATTCCCTATAAAAATTATATCTACACTAGAACCCAATGTTCTTCAAGTAAGATTTATACCCACAGATATTTGTAACTATAGTTGCTCATACTGTTTCCCCGGTTCAGGTAACGTCGGTAAGTATAGATATCCAAAAAACGTTGAAACTATAATTAAGAATTTTCGAATTCTATTTGATGCTTATACTAAAAATCTCAATAAGACACAATTTCATTTGTTTTTTACCGGTGGGGGAGAACCCACAATGTGGCCTCATATTGAAAGATTTTGTGAAGGAATAAAAGAGAAGCATGATGTTAGATTAACTGCAATTACGAATGGCTCAAGAACCATTAGATGGTGGGAAGAAAATTCTAAATTCTTTGATGCAGTGAATATAAGTGTTCACCATGAATTTGCTGATATTGACCATGTCATTAATGTAGCAGATATGTTACATGGTAGAGGAGTTAAAATGCTTGGCTTAATGTTAATGGATGCTCAACATTGGGATAAATGTGTTTCACTAGTCGAAAAAATGAAAGATAGCAAGTATCCCTGGATGATTCAGACAAAAGAAATTATTGATGCACCTCTCAGAGGAATGGATGCATACAATGAAGAACAAATTGCATACGTAAATGCTAGTCTCAAGCGTGTTCCGGATTCTGATTGGATCATTAAAAATTATGATATTCTTAGACCATATGAGAGTGTAGTAATGTTCAATGACGATACCTCTTTCCCAGCAAGAGCGCATTCTATTATTGTTAATCGGTGGAACGATTTTGAAGGTTGGAAGTGCAATGTAGCACTAGAAACATTATTAATCAATGCTGACGGGTCTGCAACCGGGTCATGTCAAGAACCTGTATTCGGAGATAATATTCCAAATGTATTTTCAGAAACATTTGAACAAGACTTTGCACCTATCATTGATTTCAAACCAATCATTTGTCCAAGAAAAACATGCGGATGCCAACCCGAAACACACGTTACGAAATCTTTAGTTTTGTAATAGGTATATCAGCAGCGCAAGTACAGAAGTTTCTGTCACACGTGACAGGTTTTGTTGGACTAACAAAGTTACTGTTATATATGTTGCCTAGACTTCCACCTACTCTACACGTGGCTCTGTGAACGTCCCCATCCCAGTTAATCATTAGGCTTTCTAGTCCGGCATTGCATGACCAATCTTTGTATTGGTTCATATGAAGTTTAATAACATCATTGGCATGCATTATCGTATCAATATCAATCAAACAATTACCTTCTACTGTAGCTTCTTGTTCTTTAATCCAATCTAAGTCTTCAGGTGTGTATCGCAGGTCATCAAACAAATCAGGATCACCCTCTGTCCAGCGTATGCGTCTA